TAACAAAATCTTATGATGATCTTATTGAAATGGGTTACAAGTATCAATTAACACCAGATAAAGTTGATATGTATGAATTGAAAACTAGATTATGGAAAGCATTAATCACAGTAAACATATTAGAAGGTTTAAGATTCTATGTATCGTTTGCTTGTAGTTTTGCTTTTGGTGAATTAAAACTATTAGAAGGTTCAGCAAAGATTATATCCTTTATTGCAAGAGATGAAAGTCAACATTTAGCAGTATCACAAAGAATAATTAATAATTATAAAGACGTAGAGAACGATAAGATGATGTTAAAGATTATTAAAGATACAGAAAAAGAAGTTTACAAAATGTATGATGATGCTGTAGCTTCAGAAAAACAATGGGCAACTTATTTGTTTTCACAAGGTTCAATGATAGGACTATCAGAAAAACTACTACACCAATTTGTAGAGTATATGGCCAATAGACGTATGAAGGCCATTGGTTTAAATCCTGTTTATGATACTAAGATAAATCCATTACCTTGGGTAGATCATTGGTTGAATAGTAAAGGTCAACAAAATGCTCCGCAAGAAACAGAAATAGAAAGTTATGTTATTGGTGGTATTCAACAAGACGTTAAAAAAGACCAATTTAAAAAGTTTAAACTATAATGATTACTAAACAAACAAAAACTTGTCCTTCCTGTCAAACTAAATATGTAATAGCGTGGAACAATGAGGTACACGAAATGAATCCAATTACGTGTCCATTTTGTAGTCACGAGATAGATGAGGAAGCAAGTGAAACAGACAACGATAGTTGGGATTGATTTTAGTTTAAACTCACCGGCCATTTGTGTGAGTGATGTTAGTCTTAAATTTGAAGATTGTAAATTCTTTTACTTAACAAGTAAGAAGAAACATATTGGCAATATGATGAAGAATATATTAGGTACTGAACACATTGAATATAAAAATCCTATAGAAAGATTTGCTAATCTATCTACTTGGGCATTATCAATCATAAACAAACTAACAAACCCTAAAATTTTCATTGAAGGTTATTCTTATGGTAGTAAAGGTCAAGCCGTATTTCAAATCGCAGAAAACGGTGGCATATTAAAGTATAGATTAAATCAATACGATTATAGAATATTAGTACCAAGTGTAATTAAAAAGTTTGCTACAGGTAAAGGTAACGCAGATAAAAAGATGATGTATGAACAGTTTACAAAAGATACCAATACAAATCTAATGAAAGCCTTTGATATACCTACACTTAACAATCCAATTACAGATATAGTTGATGCTTATTATATAGCCAAAAAAGGTTATTTTGAGAGTAGAATGTGTGGTACTAAATGAGAATAGCAATAGTCACAGCATTAAATAAATCTTTATACGATTACTATGCATTTAGATTTTTACAAAGTTACAACTGGCCATTTGATTGTTATATTTACCACGAAGGTTGGGCACCAGAAAGCCGTAGTAACATAATATATAGAAACATATACGAAACAAATCCAACACTAAAAGACTTTATCGCAAGAAACGAAAAAAGAAATAAATATAGCACAGAAAAAAATGATACAAGTAAAATTATATTTGGTTTAGAATTTTTAAAAGACGCCATACGTTTTAGTTATAAAGTATATGCCAAAACTCATTTAATGATGGAGGGAAAATATGACTATGTAATATGGGTAGATGCTGATGTGGTTTTTACTAAAGCAATTACAGAAGAAGAACTGATACAAAAAATATTACCAATAGATTATACTATATGTTACTTAGATAGACCTGAACCACCAAGATATCCTGAATGTGGTTTTGTAGGTTATAATCTAACGAATAGTCATACAAGAAACTTTGTAGAAAAATTAAGAGAATATTATGATACTGATTTATTATTTAAAGAAGAACAATGGCACGACAGTTACGTATGGAATAAAGTAAGAGAAAAGTATTTGTCAGGACAACCACAATATAATTTAACTGGTACAAGAAAAGATGGACACGTTTGGCCACACTCTAAATTGGCCGAATACACTACACATTTAAAAGGTAAAAAGAAAAAGGATAAAGGATACGATTTTATACAATAGATAAATAGATATTATGATAAACGTTTTTATAGGATACGACAGTAAAGAAAAGATAGCACATCACATACTATCAGAAAGTATATTAAGACACAGTACAAAACCTGTGGCCATTACACCGATATATTTACCAAATATTAAAGATGACTTTGTAAGAGAAAGAAACAATCTTTCATCAACAGAATTTTCTTTTAGTAGATTTATTATACCACACCTTATGAACTATCAAGGGTGGGCTTTGTTTATGGATTGTGATATGTTAATGATGGCCGATATAGCAGAACTATGGCGATTAAGAGATGACAAGTATGCTGTACAGGTTTCTAAACACGACTATACACCTAAAGATGAAACAAAATTTCTAGGTCAAGTACAAACAAAATATGCCAAAAAAAATTGGTCAAGTTTTATGTTAATGAATTGTAAGAAGTGTACTACATTGACACCTGATTATGTAAACAAGGCCAGTGGTTTAGAATTACACCAGTTTAAATGGTTAGAGAATGAAGAATTAATAGGTTCATTACCATTAGAATGGAACTGGTTGGTAGGTGAGTACCCTTATAAAAAGGATGTTAAAAACGTTCACTATACAGATGGTGGCCCCTATTTTAATGATTATAATACGTGTGACTATTCAAGTGATTGGTACAACATTTATACAAACACAGTTAAGATACAAATTCAAAAATGAAAACAGTAGCCATCTATTATAAAACAACAGCAGATTCATATAAGTCTTTATGGTGTTCATCTTTTGAAGAAGGAGTAAACAAGCATTCAGACGAATGGCAAGCTATACCTGTAAAAGATGGCTCAGTGATTGAATCAGATTACGCTTTTGTTTTCAATTATCAAATGTTTAATGATGCAAATAAACCTAATACATCTTTAAGACGTAGAGTAATAGATAAATTTGAACCTACTGGTAAAATATTTTATTCTGATGGTGATGTTTTAATTTCATATTGCGATTATAATAATGGCCAAGATAAAGAAGAAACAATAAGTGGATTAAGATATGTAAGAATACCCTATGGTCACGTACACCCATTAAAAGGTTGTAAATGGTTTATGGATCCAAATGCTAATATTGGCCGTTGGAATAAAATTAAATTAGACAGAAATATAGTTGTTAAAGATTATGATTTAAAAAATGGTGATTATATATTAATAAATTTAAATAGAGGTTCTGAAGGATATTCAGGTGAACAAAAAAATGCCGCAGATTTTGCTATAGAAACTACCAATACACTTAGACAATATACAGATAGGCCTATAATGATAAGATTGCACCGTGCTACAGGAAGTTATGGTATAAAAGATTTTGATAAACTATATGCTTGGTCTACAAGTGGTGTTGTAAAAGATGTAAGAATACAATCTAAACAACTTGTAAAAAAACATACACAAGAAGATGGTTACCCTCCTATATTAGAAGCAATAAGAAATTCTTATGCAGTGATTACGTTTGCTTCTTCATCAGCTTGTCCAGCAATTATAGAAGGCAAACCTGTATTTGTAACATCGCCTAATTGTTATTTTTATGATATGAGTGCTGGCCAATTATCAGATATTGAAAAACCAAATATAAACTTAAATAGAGAAAAATGGTTTATAAAGTATGCTAATACACATTTTAATACACTTGATTTATCTAGTGGTTATTTTTGGGATATTGCTAAACGTATGATATGATTCGTATATTTCAAAAAAACTTAGCAAAACCAGATAAAGTTATTCATTACTTTGCATTTCAAAATAAAAAATATAAGCCTATAAACAAAGACAATTTTGATTTAACAGATAAGACACCAGTTATCTTTAGAGGTATGGCTAAAAGCAGTTTAATTAAACAATGTGTTGATAATAATATTGATTTTTACTATATAGATACAGGATACATTAACCAAAAATTAAAAATTTGGCATAGATTTACTAAAAATAATTTTCAAGTATTAAATCATTTATCATATGATGAATTAACACAAAGAGTGAATATAAATAAACTTAAAAATAGATTTTTTGAAATAGTAAAAAAAAATTATAATAGTTTTAAACCAGAATTAAGAAAAAAAGGTGATAAGATTTTGATAACACCACCTACTAATAAAGTATTTAAACATTTTAATTATGATGTAGATAAATGGATAACAGAAACATATAACAAAATTAAAAAAGTAACAGATAGAGAAATAGTTATTAGATATAAACCAAAATCTAGATCTGTAAGAGTAAAAGAAAATCCTTTTTTAAAGGATCTAAACAATAACGTTCATTGTTTAGTAACTTTTAATAGTATAACAGCTATTGAAGCAATTATTAATGGTTGTCCTGCTATAACTTTAGGACCCAATGCAGCTTCATACTTAACAGAAAACAAGATAGACAACATAGAAAATCCTTATTATCCAGATGAAGATAAAATTAGAGAGCATCTTTTATACTTAACTGCTTGTCAATTCAAAAAAGAAGAATTATTAGATAACTATGCTATAGAAACTGTAAATGCTTTACAACACGATCAAAAATATTTGGATTTTAAATTATGAAATATTTTAATATAGGCAAATTTAATAAATTAGCTGAAGAAAAACATCTTGATTATGTTAACGCTTCTCCTTTTTCACACGCAGTTTTTTATGATTTATTTGATAATGATGATTTAACAAAAATACATAATGAATTTCCAGTAATGGAAGAAATAATGAAAAACGAATCAGGTAAAGCAGTTAGAAAAAAGTTATCTTTTTTTCAACCAGAAAAATTAAAATTTTTTGAACCTATAACTAAAGAATTTTGTTTAGAATTAAACAGTCCAGAATTTTGTTTATTTTTAGAAAAATTAACAGGTATTAATAATATACAATCAGATCCTTATTTTGAAGGGGGCGGACCTCATTCAATTCAGAATGGTGGATTTTTAAAAATGCACGTAGATTTTAATGTTCATCCAATATCTTTTTTAGATAGAAGAATTAATGTTCTTGTTTATTTAAATGAAGATTGGCCGAATAGTTATGGAGGTAATTTAGATTTATGGGACACAGAAATGGGTTCATTAAAAAAATCAATATCACCTAAAAAAAATACAACTGTAATTTTTAATACTACTGAAAATTCTTGGCACGGACATCCTGACCCTATAACTTGTCCTGAAGATAGATATAGAAGAAGTCTAGCATTTTATTATTATACAAAACCTATAGTAAAAAAAGAAAGACATTCTACAATATATAAACCAAGAGATAAAAAAGATTTTAAAACTAAAAAAAAGTAATGAATATAAAATTTTATACATTAAAAATTAAAGAAAAAGCTAGTGAACATAATAGAGCATCACGTAGATTTAGAGCACTTATACCTTTAAAAGGAATGAGACCTAATGATGGTCAAATAGCAGATTTAAATAAAGCAACAAAAGATGACATCATTGTGTTAGCTAAAGATTCATCTATAAAAGATGGTCAACTTTTATTAGACAATAATATCAAATTTGTTTTTGATATTTGTGATGACAAATGGAATACTCGTAAAAAAAAATTAATCGATACTTATAATTTTTTATGCGAGAAAGCAAATTTAGTAGTAACATCTACGCCAACTCTAGCAAATACAATTTTAAGAAACACAGGTAAAAATGCATATGTTATAACAGATCCGTTTGAAAGAGAAAGAAAAAAACCAAATTTAGAAAACATTACAAAAGATACTATTGTAAAATTTGCTTACTATGGTGCAGGTAAAAATTTTGAATATATAGATTGGTTAAATTTAATAAGAAGTTTAAAATTAGTACACGAAAATATAGAAATTCATTGTGTAATTGGTAAAATGGAATCACACATTAAAAAGGTATCATATTTAATAGAACTAAAAATATTGTTTCCTTATCAATGGACATATGAATTACAAGATACAATTGTTGACCAATGCCATTTTGTTATATTACCTATTGTAAATAAAAACGAAAATGTATTGGCTAAAAGTCCAAATAGATTGATAGATGGTTTACAAAGAGGTAAATTAGTTTTTACAAATGCAGGTGTAAACAGTTATGAACCTTTTAGAAATTATACATATTTTGGTGGTGATAACTTCAATTACAAAAACCCATTTAAATATGCTATAAATAATAGAGATGAAGTATTGAGAAGAATTAAAGATGGTCAGGATTATATAGATAAACACCACACACCTGATGTTATTGGTAAACAGTGGATTGAAATAGAAAGGTTAGTATGAGT